ACTTTTATCCTGCGCTCCCACTCTTGCCCGAAGCAAGTTGCAAAGGCATCATCAACCCAAACTTATTTTTTCCTGAATCAAAAGAACAAGAGGCAAAGTGCCTTCCAATCGCGCGCAGTATTTGCGCCGGTTGTCCTGAAAGAAAGGAGTGCTTGGACTACGCGCTCAAAGAACAAATACCTCACGGAATATGGGCAGGCACCACGCCTGCGCAGCGAGGCTTTGGGCAAGGATTTAAGAATCGCAAAACAGGGCGAGTCAATCGCGCTGATGCAATCCGATCCTTGCATTCTTTTGGGCGAACACCCAAAGAAATCGCAGACACTATGAGAATCGAATTGGCTTATGTCACTCAGGTTCTCAAGAGAGCTGCGAAATTAGAAGGAGAATCCCAATTACTCAACGCAGAAAAACCTTCAGGGGAATCATTATCATCATCGGAGTCAGCGCAATGACTTCAATGTTGGTGAATGCGGCATTTGCACCACAACCTGCAATTCCTGCATCAATTGTTTACAAAGAAAGACCTATCTTGCAGCAAGTCGATGCTAAGAAATTGGCAAAGAAATTGCTGACAAAGAAAGAGTATTCCTGTCTGGCGAAATTGCTCGGTAAGGAAAGCGCCTGGGATAGTTCTGCAAAGAACCCTAATTCCAGCGCCAAAGGTATTGGGCAACTGCTCGATGCCACCTATCGCAACCTCGGAATGAAACACACCGAGGCATCGGTGCCACAACTTGTGGCAACACTCGCCTACATCCATCGGCGACACCTGACTCCCTGCAAGGCTTGGAGTCATTTTAAGGAAAAGAACTACTACTGAAAAAAAGGCGGGGTCGTGTCAACTGAAATCGAAAAGGGCGTGGTGGACTTTGACGAGAATATCGCAATGTGGCTCGAACAATATCGCCACGCCCTTGCCAAAATAAAAGAATGGGAAGAGGTCGGCGATGTCGCCCGATCCCATATTGAAGCTGCTCTTGGCGACAATGAAGTCGGGCTTTACAAAGGCCAACAAGTCGTCAAGTTCTCAACTGTCACATCGACAAGATTTGATGTGAAAAGAGCAAAGGAAATCTTGCCACCACAAGTGCTTGATGTCCTAAATGTTCAAAGCACTCATCGCAGATTCACTCTTGTTAGCCAGGATGAACAATGAGCATCCCTTACTTAAATCCAATGGAGCCAATTGTTCCAATAATTCCTGACTACGATGATGAAGAAGAGGAAGATTGATGACCTTAGTGTCACCTGTTTCACCTGCTAAAGCTCTTGGTCAAGGACTCTCTGAGATAATCACTCAGGCAGGCATTTGGACTCCAAGAGCCAAGCAAGTCGTTATCGGGCCATCGGAAGTTGGTCACGATTGCACAAGGCGACTTGCTTACAAACTCCTTGATTGGGAGAAGACCAACGAAGGCGGTTCAAGCAATTGGAGCGCACAAGTTGGCAGCGCAATTCACAAATATCTTGCAGATGTCTTTGCAAGAATTGAAGGCTATGAAGTTGAACAGAGAGTCAATATCCGTGGCAATTTAAGCGGAACAATTGATCTATACGACAGCGTTCGTGGCATCGTTATAGATTGGAAAACAACAAGTCCTGCCGCAATGGAGCGCAAGCGCCGTGAAGGTAAAAACGCGCAATATCACACACAGATTCAACTCTATGGCTATGGCAAGGCGCAGACGGGAGCGCCTGTCAATCAGGTCGCTCTTGTCTATCTGCCAACAAGCGGTGGCATAGATGAGATGCACATAGAACTTTATGATTATGACGAGTCAGTTGCCTTGAAAGGTCTTGAGCGAATGGACAACATTCAGGCGCTCTTGGCACAAATTGATGTTGAAAACAACCCGCAGATGTGGGAGAAGATTCCAGCAAAGGCAAACCGACTCTGCAACTATTGTCCTTACTTTTTGCCTTACTCAAAAGACCTCTCGAAAGGATGCTTCGGTGAAACCGCGACTCGTAATTAGTCCGATGAAACATTGGGAAGCAAGAATCCTCAACTCCATCGCTTGGCTTATTGGAATGCGCGGTGGCTCTGTTGGCTATTGCTGGATTGAAACAACTGAAGAAGCTGATGAAAACGACATTGAAGTCACAATCAATGACATAGTAAAAAATAATGAAGAAGATGAAATGAACAAACAAACAGAAAAGGAGTCGGGGGAATGACCTTCGCATCACCAGGATCACAGAGCGAGTCAGTGAAAGTGGCAGACCTTGCCAATCACTTGCTCATCATCACACCTACTGAATACAAGACAGGGATTCAAACTGTTCACGGCATAGCCGAGGCAGTCGAAGTCAATGTCTATGACCTTGATACAAACACAGAATATAGTTCTTTGCTTTGGTTCAATGTCGCCCTACGCAATTCGCTAAAGACCAAAATCGGTCACAAAGTATTGGCTCGCATAGGCCAAGGCACTGCCAAACCTGGCAAGAGTGCGCCTTGGATTCTGCTCGATGCCACAACAGATGCGCAAGCATTGACAAAGGCAAACGCCTATCTTTCATCAGGGGCTAAGCCTGCGCCGGTGGCAACGCCTGTGGCGCCGCCTGTGCCTGCGGGATTAGAAGGTTTATCACCTGAAGTCGCAGCTCTACTTGCTCAACTAGGAGCAAAGCCTTAAAGACTTTGAATCAGGCGGTTTCCTTCCGTCATCGCCTGATGTCATAGGTTGTCGGTGCTACCTTTCCACCGACAACCACCGCAGGGCTTGGGAGCGATGAGATACGGGGTCATTCATCGGCAGGTTCGATTCCTGCCACTGCACTCGATGATTTAAGTTAGGGGAGAGATGTATTTCAAGGGCGAGAACTTCGCAATTTATCACGGCGACAACAGGCAAATTCTGCCGACATTAGCAGAGAACAGCGTTGATGCCATTGTCACTGACCCGCCATATGAGCTCGGATTTATGGGCAAGAGTTGGGATGCAAGCGGCGTTGCCTTTGATCCTGCGACTTGGCGCGAGGCGCTGAGAGTGTTAAAGCCTGGCGGTCATCTCATTGCCTTCTCAGGCTCTCGCACCTATCACAGAATGGCGGTCGCCATCGAGGATGCAGGTTTTGAAATCCGCGATCAGATTATGTGGATTTATGGCAGTGGCTTTCCTAAGTCGCACAATGTCAGCAAGGGAATTGATAAGGCGGCTGGTGCAGAGCGTGAAGTTGTTGGAATGAAATCAGCGGGAATTGGCACAGGCAAGGCTTATGGAAAAATTGTTGGTGAAAGAGAACCAATTACAACAAATCAAGTGCCAATTACCGCCCCTGCCACCGCCGCCGCAAAACAATGGCAAGGTTGGGGAACGGCGCTAAAGCCTGCCCACGAACCGATGGTCTTAGCTCGCAAGCCGTTGGTCGGCACCGTCGCCGCCAATGTGCTGACCTATGGCACTGGCGGGTTGAACATTGACGGGAGCAGGGTTGGTCGAGCCGAAGGAGATGATTCAGTTGCGGGAAGTAGAACTGCCACTTTTGGAACTCAAGAAACCGAAAGTGGCGGCGATGGTTCAGGCGGTTGGGAACAAAATACAGGTGGCCGTTGGCCAGCCAATGTCATTCACGATGGCAGTGACGAGGTTGTGGCGTTGTTTCCTGATACTGGCAAATCAACAGGTGGGCGCATTGGAAAGAAATTGATGGGCAGTGTGACAAATGTTCCTGCTGGTGAATTTGAAGCAGGCGACCCTGGGTATGGCGACAGTGGCAGTGCCGCCCGCTTCTTTTACTGCGCCAAGGCGAGCAAGCGCGACAGGAATGAGGGCCTTGATGGGTTTGAGGAAAAGCGTGACCACGATGGAAGAGAAGAAGGTGGCGTAGGCGGTAGCAATCCTCGCAATCGCACAAACAATTATCGTCAGAATCATCACCCAACAGTCAAGCCAACAGACTTGATGCGCTACTTGTGCCGACTAATCACACCGCCGAACGGAACTGTCCTTGATCCGTTTATGGGCTCAGGTTCAACTGGCAAGGCTGCGATATATGAGGGATTTAAGTTCATCGGAGTTGAAATGACCGATGAGTATTTGCCAATTGCTAAGGCCAGGATTGAGTTTGCAGTGAGTGACAATGAGGGGTTCTTACTATGAGCCGCCACTCGCCCGAAGGTGCGATTGCCAATATCTTGTGGCGCTTATATGAAATGGCCTTGCCTGATACGCCATTTCAGATGGGTCTTGCAATTGTCGAACAATTAAAACTCGAAGGATATTTAGAGGTGAATAATGACCCATCAAGTGTTGAAGGAAGAGAAGCCTTGTCGCCACATCTTCGAAACCATTGGAGTTGCCATATGTCCTGACTGCGGGCGTGACACTCACGAAACAGATTTCGAGTTTCAAATAGAACTTCATAAGCAATGGATAAGAGATGGCAAGGCAGATTGGAACATCTGCCCACTAGGGGGAACGATTAGGGGATGGTGGTCAATTTAATGATTTGCGGTGATGGTGTAAGAGCAACACAGGAAACATTCCTGTTTTCAGATGGCGGTGCGAATCCGACCTCACCGCTCCAAACTTGCTCCGAGATAACTTACTCGGCGGCTTACGAGCTTGTTTCAAGGCATCATTACCTTGGAACAACTCGTTTTATTGGTCAGTATTGTTTCGGACTAATACAAGGTTGGGAAGTTATTGGAGCAGTTGTTTATTCTCCCTTATCAGTGCCGAACTCGGCCTTGAGCGCCTTTGGATTACCGAGAGGCAGTTATCCCGACCTTCTTGAGATGTCGAGAATGGTGCTTAGGCCTGACCTCAATGGCACAAACGCAGGATCAAAGTTGATTGGTTATAGTCTGCGCGCTTTGAAGAAGAAAAACATTCGGGCAGTCATAACTTATGCAGATTCAAGTCGCCATTATGGGGCGATTTATCAAGCCTGCAATTTTACTTATCACGGACTTACTCCACAGAAGAACGACTTTTTCTTTTCCGATGGTCGCAAACTGACAAGAGGTAAGTCAAAAGGCTTTGAAGGCAAATGGGTTCCAAGGTCAAGGAAGCATCGTTATCTTTACATTTTTGACAAGAATTTGAAAAGTATTTGGCCACAAGAGCAATTTCCGAAGGAGAAGTAAAACTATGACGGGGGAGAAGAAATGAAATCTGACATCTTGCTGCGAGCCTTAGAGTTTGCTAACCAAGGCATTTCGGTTGTGCCGGTTGCAACTGATGGCTCAAAGAGGCCAGGACTTGATTCTTGGAAGCAATATCAGGAGCGAAGGCCGACAACGGAAGAACTGATGCGTTGGTTTGCAAATGCCGAAGGTGTCGGTGTCATTTGTGGAAAAGTATCAGGCAACCTTGAGATGTTAGAGCTAGAAGGCAGAGCAGTTGCCGACAAAATGCACCTTCAAATTAAAGAATTAGCCTTGAGTGCAGGTCTTGGTGAAATTTGGGATCGCATCAACAATGGTTATGTTGAGATGACACCATCAGGTGGGTTGCATTGGCTTTATCGCATTGATGGCGAGGTTCCTGGCAACACTAAACTTGCAAGAAAGCCTGGCGAAAATGGCGGTATTGATGTCCTAGCCGAAACCAGAGGCGAGGGCGGCTTTGTCATTGTCGCGCCGACAAATGGCACCTGCCATCCATCAGGTGGTAAATGGGAGATGTTGGCAGGCTCGCCTGTGTCAATTCCGACCCTGACGGTTGCCGAGCGCAACGAACTTCATCGTTTATTTATGACTTTTGATGCAATACCTAAGCAAGAAGTCATTACCGAAGAAATTAAGCAAAAGAGCGAAGGTCTAACCCCTGGGGATGATTACAATGCGAGAGTCACTTGGGAGCAGATACTTGAGCCTCTAGGATGGAAGAAGTTATTTACCAGACCTGATGGCACAACTTCTTGGCGCAGACCAGGAAAAGATTTTGGCACTAGCGCAACTACCAATCACGCTGGCATTGACAAATTCCATATCTTTAGCTCATCAACGATATTTGAGCCCGAGCGGTCATATTCAAAGTTTGCAGTCTTCACAATAGTTGAACATCAAGGCAACTTCACCGCCTCTGCCAAGGCTCTGCGTGAGCAAGGCTATGGCGAGGCAAGGAAAGAGCTTCAAACCTTAGAAGTTCACTCACCTGCTCTAGTTCAACTCCACGATGAAGAAGGCCAACCCTTTCAATCCTCTTGGATACCTAAACAGATTCAAGAGCTAGAACTAGCCGATGAGCCTGCGCCATCAATGCTTAGACGAGAAGATGGCAACTGTCTTATCTATGCAGGCAAGATAAATGCCATCTTCGGCGAATCTGAAAGCGGTAAGACTTGGCTCGCATTGGAAGCGATAAGGCAAGAACTTGCCAAGAACAACATTGTCTTCTATTTAGACTTTGAAGACTCGGCAAGAGGCATTCTTAATCGCTTAAAGACAATGAAGGTGCCAACAGATAAGTTTAAGTTCTTTAGGTATGCAAACCCTGACTCCAAATTGGAAGCAGGTGTTGGCGAATTGATGAAGACTGAGATTATGGCCTATCTGCCAAGTCTGATTGTCGTTGATGGTGTCAATGCCGCGATGAACCTGATGGGTCTTGATTTAGAGAAGAATAAGGATGCCACCTTCTTTTCGCAGACAATCTTGAAGCCTCTAAGGATCGGTGGCGCTGGCATTCTCACCATCGACCATGTCACCAAATCAAAGGACAACCGAGGCAACTATGCCATCGGAGCCCAAGCCAAGAGAGCTGACATTGACGGTGCGGCCTTTGCCGTGTCGGTGGCGATGCCATTTGGCAGAGGCATTGACGGAGCCTTAGATATAACTTGCACCAAGGATAGGCCTGGCTTTGTCCGTGCCATCTGCCCCGATGCCAAGACGGTCGGCGTTGCCAACCTTCGCTCGCTGCCTGATGGTGGGATTTCGGTGTCCATATCGGGTGGAACTGTCAAGATTTCTACAAGGGAACAGAAGATGGAAGCGGTCTGCGACCTTCTTCGCCGTCACGGATACGAGATGGGCAGAAATCAAATTGTTGAACTTTTAAGAACTGAGGGCAGTGGAATTAAGGATTCGGAGCTGAAATATGTCCTTGACACCTTGGTTGGACAGGGTAATTTGACTCATCGCAAAGAAGGTCAGAAGTTTCTTTATGGCTTTCAATCCGAGTTTTATGCCAATGATGTTAAGGCTTGGGTGCCTAATGAATAACTGTTTCCCTGTTTCCCAACTGTTTCCCTCACTTTTGGGAAACACCACCGACAAGAGTGCCTTAACTGTTGCCCCGTTTCCCCCCTATAAGGGGGGAACGGGAAACAGTAGGCAGTCACCCTTAGGCAACAGATGAATCAAGATTTTAAGCCTATCAATTGCTCAAGGTGCGGAGCCCTCATTTGGGCAGGGATAAGTTGGGCTGGCTTTGCTCGCCGACTTGATACCCCTGTCCTCACCATTGAGGAAGAGATAATTAAACGGATCAACAACCTAATGACCTTTGAGTGTCACAAGACCAAGGTGTCCTTTGAGGCGGTTGAGAGAAGTG